GCAATCCACTCTGGATAATTTTCAAAATGGCAAAAATACCAGCTCGGTCATCGGCGCCAAGACCCTGTGGACTCCACAGAACGCCTTTTCGCTGGTCATAATATAAATCAGCTACGGGATTTTTGAACACAGTATCCATATGAGCGACCAGCGCAATTGGAATATCTCCAATAGCAACGATATAATCTTTCGTAACGATTACTTTCTCATACTTCTCTTTTAGGTATTGTGCCATAGCCTGGTGCAATCCTTTTTGTGTCAACGATACTAAGCGTTCAAATAATCTATAATCTTGATTACTTAGGACTCGCACAAAGTATCCTCCTTCTTTTCTTTATATTATATTATACCATTTTTTTTATTTATTGTCAATTGCGGACTCTTTGATGCGCTCACCGTGGACTTTACGCAACTGATCGGCAAACCGTAGTGCGCTTTCGCACAAATGGCAAGTGCCGGTCTCCATGCAGCGCTGGCCGCAATTCACACGACGAGGACCAAGATCTTCAACAATGGCACGATTATCCACATTGAAGTTCAATTCGCTCAACAACAAATTCAAATTGCCAGGCCAAATACCTTTCTGATAAACTTCCAAAAGAACTTCTTCAGTCTTGAGCTTATCATCCTTATTGTAGAACTCCATCACTTCAATGAAATCCTCATAATGCTTTACATCTTCTGGACGAATCCAAGGACCGCAGAAGTTCGGAGCATCGGTCATATGGGTCAGATAACTGGGAACAGCCAAGTTAGGAGTGAAACGAATCGGAGTCTTAGTGATTTTCTTCACCTGCGCCAACTCAAAGCACAAAGGTGCGCCAAGCACAATGTAACAAGGGTTCATCGCAATGATCCAACGCAACTCATAATAAGTTGTGATTGGGAAAGGCCAGAACCATTTGACGCCAGCTTCATCCATTTCCTTTGCCATATGTAAGTTGCTGATAGCTACACAGAATTGTGGGAACTTCTCCTGATACATCTCCCAGGTCTTTTTCTCGATCGGGGCAATTTGACTGTCAACTTCTAAAATAATTCTTTTATCTGGAATTTGTTCAACAAAATCCATAATGCGGTCTCTGTCACGATAGGCGACCCGCACTTCATCAGCCTGCTTTAGAATAGAATAAGGCTGACGACCTGATACACAGTATTTCACTTATATCATCTCCTTTATAATAATTATATCAATTTTTTTCTTCTTTTTCAACTTTTGGAGGAAAAAATTTCTAAGTCGACTTTTCGTTTGGGGCTGTCGGTTCATGCGCCCAGGGCCGGCCGGAGCAGGCTAATGAAAAAATGGTGGAGGATTTTACTCCTCCACCTTCATGTGATAATCCATAGAGCCCCATCCGCCGTTCGCCCATCCAGAAGTTAGAGGCTTACAGCAGTATCTGTAAAAAGCTCCCATTGCAGTTCCTCGGCCATGAGAATACTTCATAACCTTTTCATTGTTTACATATACGCTACCCCATTCCTTAGGATTCTCTTGGATAACCCTGTCACAGAACTCGGTTAGCATCATCGGAGACGTAACAGAGATATTGTAAGTGGTAGTTGCATCACCATTATCTCTGACACGGACGAAATTTACACCTTTCATATTTCCTCCTTTATATGCGGCCGCCCCGGTCAGCCGATTGCTGAACCGGGTTCGCGCAATAAATATTTTGATGTTTTAGGTTGAAGCATTTCCAAAGTTATATTATCTAATTCAGTATAAGGAATGCGAATAATTGGAATGCTATGTTGATGACAATATTGATTTTTTATTTGATCATGTTCTCTCGTTTTTATAAACTTTTCTTTGTTATCATATACTCCATTACCTTGGATAAAATGTTGTCTACCATCATATTCAATAATATAAGAATTATTTACATAAAAATCAAATCTAGCAGGGTTTTTAGTATCCTCGAATACTAAATCACTAAAACGCTTTTCTTGAATAAAAGGAATGTTATTCTGCTCTAATATTTCTTTTATTTTTCGACTACCTTTTGATTCAACTAAGCACCCACATGATTCTTGATGATGAAGATTGTCAGTCTGAATAATGGCATTTTCATTACCGCATAAATTACAGCGACAACGCCATTTATGTCTTTCTTGTCCTTTACTTCCCATGATAGACTCTAGTACAGTAAAGTTTCCAATGGTTTGTCCAACTAAATTTTTTGTAGAAGCTTCACTAGTTCTTATTTTTTGGTAACATCCACAACTTTTAGTTTTTCCATTCCGTAAAGACGCTCCTTTTACTATAGTCATTTTTCCGCACTTACATTTACATAGCCACTGGGCTCGTCCAGAAGCATCATTCTAGGCTCGGTCTATAACTTCTAAAAATTCATATATATTTCCACGTTCGTCAATTATTTTTGACATAAAATCAACTCCTTCTAATATATATGAAAAAGAGGGATAGAAATCTATCCCTCTTTGACCAAAATTATGCGACTTTACTGACAGTTGTCCGCGATTAGTCTCGAGCAATCAATCGGTAAGCCATAACCTTTCTTGCCTTAGAGCCCGCGCTGGCAGGAATGGTAACCTGAGTCTTTTCAGCGGTCTCTGCTTCAACCAGCTTGTTCAAGCGATACTGAACCTTGGAAACGGTGGCATCAGCATTGGTTTCCGCAACAGCGGCAGCGATATCAGCGATGACCTGGAACTCATCGGTCAGAACAGCCTCGACCTGATCCATCAGAACATCAGCCTCAGCCTTCTTGGCAGCGGCACGCTCCTTAGCCTTAGCGGCCTTGGCGTCCAGAGAAGCGATCTCCTTTTCACAGAAAGCCACAACAGTGGCGGCGTCGAACTTGCAGGAGCCGGTCTCGAAAGTCTCCTTGATAGCCTCATACATCTCACGCTTAGTAATCTTTTCCATAGTTTTCACCTTATACCTTTCAAAATTTTTTTATTTCTTGTGTAAGGATTTCCTTTACCTTACATATATATTATATAATATTTTTTTTGAAAAATCAAATTAGAGTTTTTCGATTAGAGCATCCCGCTCTTCTTCCGTAGAAGCATTGCGGATTGCCACCAACAAATCTACGGTTCGATAATCCAGGTCAACACCCAGAGCATCTTCGTCAATATTGCGAAGGTCAAACGCAAGACGCTCGATACCGTATTCGTCCTTTACGAGAAGAACCTCGCCATATTCTTTCTTATAGCAACCATGCTGATAGCAGTAGTTACAGATGGAGATATAGTATCTCCAATTATCGAATGTTTCTACTCCTGGCATTTGGATGTAGATGTGGCGCATATCAGATTCACTGGTGTGATCATCACAGCACTCACATCTTTCCAACTCATTGTAGTAGCAATACTCACAATAGAGTCTTCCATCTCCGCCAGTATAGCACTCTCCACCGGACCATTCGCCGCAGTGAGAGCAATAGAAGTAACCATTACAACGGCGGCAACGCACGTCGCAAGGATCAACTTCTTTTGGCTCAATAACCTCTCCGCATCCAGTGCAGATTGCGGGTCCAGACACGTTGAGATAGAACCGATCATTCTTGGCGAAATACTCAGGTGCCACATAAGCCAAACGCTGATTATAAATATCATTATACATATAATCCATATTCAGACTTACATAAACCCGGTTACCGCCAAAGACATTATTCTTGAAATTCTCAATCTGGCAAGTCTCTTCTGCGTAGGGGCCATAAGGCTTACAAGGAGTCATCAGCTCCCGCAACCACTTGATAGTAGTTCCCTGGAGGACGTCGCTGTTATAAGGATATTGGCGATTACCAAGAATCATTTCCGGAGAAACCACATACAACTGGCGCCAACGCTTGTTGTTCCAGGTATCTCCGTTATATTCCAAAGACATAGGTTCCTTAGCTTCCACATAGGCGATAACAACGCAGGGAGAGTTCATCATTTCGATGGTTCCCAGTCGATAATCGCCCGGCTCATCCATCCAGCTCATACAGGAACCCCAGTTAGAAGCATTATCGCTCATGGTCAAAAAGTCCAGAGGATGAATACTCAAACACAGATTACCTCTAATCTGCTTCTGGTTCAGAACCTGGGAGTGAGCCTGTCGGAAAGCCTCATAGTGCTCAGCGCAGTTAAGAGCTTCGGCAATCTTACCAAGCATCTTACTGGCCTTACAGTTCTGGTTGACCTGCAAGGGGCGACCAGTCACGGTAAAAATTGCCGGAATGGTAATAGCAGGTCCGTCATAAATATTTTTTACCAGCATCGCGTAGTCATCTACGAAACGCTTCATGTTGTAATATTCATCGGTATAGGGAGGAAATACTGTCCTTATACGATTCTTGAATTCATTTCGGAAGAGAGCAGCAACAGGACAGCCATAGCGCAGAGTGTCTTCCATCTCTTCTTCCATGTCTTCACAAGGCTTATCAAAACAAACAGCCTTTTTGATGATAAAGTTTTCACCAAAAGCCTCGTAGAAAGGCTGTTTAGCAGTATCCCAATAACGAAGGAAATAGTTCATTTCCTCACGGGGGAGAGGGCTTCCTCCGCTATAAAGATCCAGGTATTTCCACAGCGTGTCAACATCAACAGTTGGCAACTTATCATACAAACTCATTTGCTTTTTACCTCTTTTTCATATCTTGTATATATATTATACAAAATATTTTATAAAAAATCAAGTAAGCTCCTCTGCTCCAAGCAGAGGAGCCTTATGATTAGTTATGGTTGCCGCAGTTACCACCGCAGTTGCACTCATGTGCGGGTGCGGGATTGAAGGCGCCCATCATCATGGCCAGAGCCATGGGATCAACGTTCTCCTTGCCCATCAGACAGTAGAACATCATGGGGTTCATGGTATTCATGCCGCCGTTAGCCATCACCATGAAGGGCAGCAGCTCCTTCATGTCGTTGTTCTCATCGCCCAGGGCCATCAACATCCACATATTACCAAAGGGGTTCTCGGCAGTTGCCTCACCGCTGAACATACCGCCCAGCAGGTTGATAACCTTGGTGGCGAAGTGGAAACCGAAGGGGGAACGGGTCAGCATGATCTCCTTGCGCTCACCGACCACAGGGTCGACCGCAAACAGAGCCTTCTTATCTTCGGAAATGCCCACAACGAACATGGGAACATTCTGGTGGACAATGGTATCGCCGATAGCGATGTCCTTGATAGCGACAGGCATCTTCCAGATGTACTTGGCGCCGTCGAAGTTCAGAACGTCAACGTCGACGATCTCATCATTTTTGGCATCGTAGGACACGAAAGTGCCGGTCTTATTCTTGATGGCCAGGCCATACATGGACATTCTCACAACAGCGGGATTGACAGGACCGAAATCAAAATTGAAACCCTTCATAGTAGTATTCTCCTTTTTATCTTCTTCGTTTGTATTGATTTTACTTTCCAGAGCGGCGACACGCTCTTCAATGTGATTGACGGCGGAAATGTCCGCCTTGGTGTTTAAGCCCATGATTTCCACAGTGGGCTCGGTGTGGTCGGAAGCAATGATACCGACCTTGGCTTCACTCAAAGCCTTTTTCATGTCTCCTTCAAACGCGCCCCTTATTACTTCGTCGCGCCAGTTGGGGGCAGGGTAATAGGAGGAGTAGTATCCATCTTCGTATCTTTCCCAGTCCATACAGTAATCATCCATCATAAATTGTCCGAAACTATTGTCGTCGGCCTCAAAGTGATGAACCGTATTACCTAGGATAATATCGACACCCCAATTGTCCCACTCAACGAGAACATCCTTGACGGGCTCGGAGGGATGTGTCATTTGTCGCCACATATTATATGGCATCTTCTGCAGAACTTTTTCATCGACGAGCTTGGAGAAGTCACCCATGATGATCTGCAGTTCGTGAAAAGTCAATTCATATGACCTTACCATCTCTTTGCGACCTCTTTCTCAATATATTCTATCTCTGCATCAGTCAAGCAATCGAGAGAATAACCAAAAATCTGCCGAGCGAGACTACGCTGAACCTCGTAATCATTAGGATCAGGGCATGCCGCCAGGGCATTGATATAATCTTCAATCTCTTGCTGATGAAAAGCATACGCAGAAAAAGCGACATTTGTCACTTTGTTACGATGATCGGGTGCCCATAAATCATACGGGCAATCATCTCTTACACAGGGGTTATCCCCGCAAGTCCAACTCATACACGCCACCTCGTCTGACTAGATTCCCACAGAAGATCAAAGGCTTCTGCATAAGTGTATCCCTCTGGAGCGATAGCAAAACCGCCGACATAGCCAAACAGCCAATCTACCAGAGCATCGTCCAGCTTTTCAGCGGGGCCGACATAATCGATCAGGCAGAAACCCCGGATATCGTAAGTCTCGGTATGAGGCTTACCCAGCTTTTCCAGAAGGAAGCGGGCATTCTCAAAGGTCTCGCCCTCTTCAGTGGCGAACATAGAATCATGGTTGTCATCATCCAGGGCCAGAACACGAATTACCTTATCCATAATTTCCTCCTTAGCGATAAAAGTCGGCGGGCTTCAGTCCGTTGCAGAAGTAATCCATCAGATCCAGAGTGTTACTGTAATCACACTCGCCGCACTCGATATCAATATCCAGGCAGGCGGTAGGAAACTCCTTTTTCAGCTCATTGAATGCATTGCACAGAGTGGCAACCAATTCATTGTAGCGAGCCTCCTTACGAGCATTACGCTCTTTGACGATTGCGGCTTCCATCTTCTGGAGCTCTTCAAAAGTCAGACCGGAAAAATCGTATTCCATAGTATCAATTCCTTTCAAAGTGAGTACAAGGTGGATTCACGCACCACCTCTTGAATTCTCGCGGCTAACCTCCCTAATTTCTGTGGCGCTACGGTTGCCTTAGCGCGGGGACGATGCCCCAGGGTTTTCACCCCTCTACAGCTCATTACAGCGTGTAGTAGGCCGGGTTTTGAAGTTTTTCCTTACTTGTAAGGTTTTCTTCCTTTACCTTACATATATATTATATCATATTTTTTTTGAAAAATCAATTAGCGACCGTATTGCTGCGAATATGGCTTGCTGCGACGGCCGCAGCATCCCTCAGTTCAACATACATCTTCCGCAGGTTGTTGTATTCCTCTTCATTTGCCTTGAGCTGGCGCTGCAGGATATCGACATCAGATTCCAGTCGACGAGTCTGGTCTTCCCAATACTCGGCATTGGCATGGTTGCTGGCAGACTGCTCATATAGAGCATCGTAAGAGTTCTTCATTCTCTTGGCTTCTTCCTCAGCCGCCAGAGCTTCATGATGGAACTGCTTTGCCAGGTCGACATTGTCAGAAGCGATGCGCTTCCAACGCTCTACCTCTTCCTGCAGGCTCTGAATTACGGCTTCGTAATTGATGATGGTGCTCTTCTGATCATTGGCCACCTGAGCCCACTCTTCATTCTTATTTCGCAGCCACTCAACCTGCTTTTCCAGTTCGTCGATTCGACAGTCACGCTCCATCAGTTCCAGATGCAGGTCTTCGGCTTCGGTTCGAGCAGTGTCTCGTTCATTGCGAGCATTCACCACCATATCAGCCAGTTCGGAAGTGGCGCGGACGGCGATGTCATTGGTCTTATCCTTCTCAGCCATGCGAGCGCGCAGACGCTCATTTTCAGCGATGGTGATATTCCGATCAGTCTTCAGCTCCTGGATTTCAGTAGCCATCTCGGCAATGGTGCGGTTGGCTTCATCAACTTCCTGACCCAGGTCTTCACGGAACTCCTGCAGATTGGCGATGGTTTGCTTAGCAGTATCCAGCTCATATGCAGCATCTTCAGCTCGCTTTTCCGCACGGTCAACCTGCATCCGCAGACCACGGTTTTCGCGCTGAAGCTCTTCAATCTGCTTGTGGAGCATATCCCAGCCCATCTCACGCAGAGTTGCGTTCTTCTTGGCGATTACCAGAGCATCTTCTGCATCCTTGCGAGTGGTTTCACTGGCCTCGATCTGGTCATTCAGCTCCTGAATCAGAGCTGCTTGCTGATCTCGTTTGGTAATCAGGTCCAGAATCTTGCCCTGATCTTCAGCGTGCCAGCCTCTATACAGAGCCAGGTCATGGCGCATATCTTCCATTTCTTTCAGCATGGAAGAATACTTGTCAGCGGTCAGCATCACAGTAGGCTTCTTAAAATTTACTTTTACCTTCATTGAGTGTTCCTCCATAACTTTGTTTCATTTCTCTCTCAACCTTACATATATATTATATCATATTTTTTTATAAAAATCAAAAAAGCCTCTCTGCGCTAGGAGGCTTCTTATTATAACGATAATCAGATATTATTCTTTCTTTCCGATTAGCTCTTCACGCACACCATATTCCAGCAGACGAACTGCTCGTTTATGTGCTGCAATAAGCTCGTCCGCAGGCCTGCCACTCAGATCTTCCACAATCTGACGCAGGATAGCATTTTCGCTCTTGGCTTCGATCGCGGCGTTCATGAACTTATTACTTTCCGCGGTAATGCGGAGAGCCGCAGCTTCTTTTTCTCGATGAATCATATTCTGATCATCCAGCTGCTTCTGGAGTTCTTTATTCTTTTTATCGGACTCCAGCCAGCTGTGGCGGTAATGAGAAACGTCCTGTTCAGCTTCATCCAGATCACAGACATATTGGGCAATTTCTCGCTCATGACGAGCCTTGGTCATAAAAAACATATTCACTCCTCCTTACAGATGATCCAGCTCTTCCAGATACTCGGCCTCAGAGATTTCTACAATCTCACAGCCGCACTCCTGGTAGTACATTTCTTCATACTCTTCTTCGTCTTCGTAGCCGAAGGTTTCATAGTCAGCCGGGTCGAACCATTCGGCAGCGCAGTCAGCCATCAGATCGTCGGGTAAGCCGGAAGCGAGAACCTCATGTTCGCTCTCACCCTTGGCGACCGCAGTCAGCTCCTCACCACAGTAAGGAGTATAAGCACGTAAACGGAAATACTTCATTTTCTTTTCCTCCTTCTTAGGAGCCCACATAGCTTGGACTGCCTTTTCAATAGCTTCTTTCATTTCTTCAGAGAGGGGAGGTTTTCCCATTCCCACAATAATCACAGGCCCATGAAAACTCATTCCTCTACCTCCACGATAAAGTCCAGGCCGCAATCATCACACCAGAACTCAGCTTCATTGCCGAAGCCACTCAGCAGGATACAGGTCTTGCCGCACTCGGGACAGTTGGCATAGGGCGGATATTGGCGCACTTCACCCAGGTCCTGAATATGGATACTGTCCAACAGGAAACCCCAGTCCTGCAAGAAACTCAGAAGTTCTTGCTGACCTTTATCCAGGTCCATGGTGACTTCGCGTTCACCATCTTCATTGTAAAACCCGAAGCATCTCTTAGCCATAACTTTTACCAGCCCTTTCCTCTCTCTTTATCTTACATAAATATTATATCATATTTTTTTATAAAAATCAAAAAACCTCCTGTGAACCAGGAGGTTTGATAATTGTGTTATTTGATTGATCCAATCGTGATGGCGGTCGCGCAACCAAGAGGGCAAAGGATAATGCACAGGATCATAACATCCCAAGCACATTCCAACAGAGCAATGAAAATGCCTATGCCGCAAACGCAGGCTATTACAATGCTTAGAATGAAGATGAAATTGAGAATCAGACGGGCAAAGAATTCTTTCATTAGTTGATTTTCCTTTCTTATTTTTGTATAATTTATTTAGAAAAGAAATCAATCGCAGAAGCAATCTGCGTCGTCATCATCATATATGCCATCTTCATCTTCTTCATCAAGGAGGACACCATCATGAACGGGAATTACCTTATAAGTAATCCAACCTTCGACTTCTTCAGTCATGCGATCATCAACATCCTCGGGATCAACCTGTTCGATGTCGCCATCATACAGTTCATCAGCAATTTCCTGGCGCATGGAATCCCAGGTATAAAGGCCATGATAGCCGCCATAGGATTCATACTCTTCCATTGCCAGTTCACGAGCATACTGCTCAGCGTCAGCATGATCAATGAACTCATCGGTGCAATGATAGTGAGCACCGCCAAAACCACCGGACAAACCGGCATAAATCTTAAACTTGGGCATATCTTACATCCTCTCCGACTACAGGGCAGTCACGCCGCACACATTCCACGACTACCTTAGGCCATGTGTCTAATTCAGAACCGTCTTCAAATGCGATGGTCCAAACGGGACATTCACCGCACCACTGGCAAGGGCGCACAGTGCGGGCGGCAATGCGCTCGATAGTATGGACCGCCGCATAATTACCAGCAAAACCAATGCCAGCCATCGCCGCAGTTAGTTCGCTCTTGGGCTTATCGTTGAACGCTTTTTTCCATTCTTCAGAGCCGATGCATTTGATCATCTGCTCCATGAACTCATCTCGATAAACGAGAACCTTATCCTTCTCCATAGAAGTTATCTCCATGCAGAGTGAAGTCAATGGTATTCAGCTTGGCAATATCCTCCGCAGGATAGAACCAACCATTCCACTTGCTTTCGGAGGCCGCAATCACTTTTTCGTAGGCTTCGTTATAAGTATTGACCTTGTCGTAATAGTCGTATCGCACATATTCATTATCAGAATATACAACGGTATTGTAATACAGCATCAGGTCGTCATAACGAACAGTCAGATAATTCAGGTCGCTCTTGGCCGCGGCGTTCAGGGCGATGCAGAAGATAGCAAAGATGATTGCGACAACCAATGCACCACTGACGATACCCTTAGCGAGCTTAGTGGGATGAAGCCAAATAGAGATGGCTGCGACAGTCATTACTACGATTGCGCCCAGTAGAATAAAAAAAGGAATCATATTCAATCTCTCCAATTCGTTTTTTGATTTTTACAACCGCAACCTTCTTGTTTGCGGCAGAATGTATTTGTATCCAGACCATCTTCATTGAAGCACTCGCACTTGGCGCAGGTTGCCATGACTCGCTTCGGATTCATGATCTGTGTCTGCATAATCATATTGCCTTGTCGCACTTCATGCATGATGAATGGTGGCTCTTGGCAGGTATGATCGGTCTGGAAGTAGCAAACATTTGCGCGGGTGCAGGTTTCGCATGGGGTTGCGCTGAGACAGTTGCGGCAAATGATATGAGTATTGCCATCTTGATCGTAATCAATGATTGGCTGGCTCATGATGATGTTGCCGCAAAGAGCGCATTTAGTTATCGTGGTTGAGAAGATGGGGCATCCCGGTGTTTCGACCGGCATTTCTCGTCCAAAGACAGGACACTTCCCGTCTTGAAGCGCCTTATAGGCGCACTCGCCGCAAATTTTCATGCTGTCAACATCTCCTTGAAAAATTCCATCTTATCATCGGGGATCTCAAAGTAGGAATCGAATGCTTGAATATCAATGCGCACTGACCCGGGAAATTCATCTTCAATTTCATGGCAGGCTTCAGCAATAGAATTTGCAAAAGTGAAGCCATTATAGTGTTTTATAACATCTGTCTCGTAGAAATATACTGTATAGAGAATCGCGTATGCCTTGCCCATTACTTTACACCATTCTTTCTGATAGACTCTTCCATCAAATCCATCAAGCGATTGAAATAAATGGAAGCCATAGTTTCATCGTCAGCCTGATACTTGTTGGTGCTGTCGTCCAGCCAGGTGATAACGATCTTGTCGCCATCAAGACCAATGTCTTTGATGTTTTTGACATTGATACCCCAGTTCTTATTTACTCTTGCAATCATTGGTTATACCTCCTTCCGGCATACTCCGTAGATGTCTACGGGTTCGTTGTCATAGTCGCAGAGGAAACAATTCAGAATCTCATCGTAGAAACAATGAGCACAGAGTTCACAACTGCGCTGGTCGTCGGGGATTTTGAGGATACAATCCCGACGAATAATCTTGGCGAGAGCAGGATCTTGCTTCTTTACATCACTCCAACGCTCCCAGTGATACTCGGGGTTGTCGGTGATGTCGCCGGTAATATCGTAAATGCGGCCTTCGATTTCAGTTGCGAAGTGATTGGCCACCTGGTCATACATGATGGGGCAGTGGAGCGATCCGAAGCGATGCCGCAGAATAACTGTGAAGTGAAAGCACATTCCATTGGAAAATGCATTTTCTGCGCCCAAGTCTCGGAACTGCTTGATGAAATCGAGGATCAGTTCTTGTTTAGTCATAACGATTACCTCCGCTGAATACCGGTTTTGAGGATGGGTAAAGAAGGAGAACGATGGAGAACCCAGTATGCTTCATCCAGTTTCCCTTGGTTTTCCTTAGCAGTGCCGGTGATAGGATAAGTAATGCTCTGGCCTTTGTATTCGATACTGACGACGGCATACTCGGGATTGATAGCTTCACAGATTTCAATGGATTCAATGAAGTCCATGTTGAAATCCCGTCCCGCAATACGAATGAAATTACGATAACGATTCATATTAGAAACCTCCTGCGAAATTCAAACAGATGTGATGAAGGTGACGATTTTCGATCCAAGCGAAAGATACGGATGCGCCGGAATTATCGGGGTAGGGATCAACGATCTCATTCCACTGGAAGAGAGGATCTTCATATTCCAAATTTTCAAAGTATTCTTCAACGACATGAAGGGCGTCTTTGGTATATTCTTTGGAAGACACAAGATGGTCTACCTGCTCGCAGATGTTATATACTTCATCTTCAATAACAGACGGGGTGAAGCCTACCATAATTCTTTTACCTCCTGGCGTATTATTCAGTCTTACTCAGTAAGATTTTGTATTACGCTCGGTACACGGAATTTTACTTTTCTGACGGAGCGCATTACCTTTTCTTTTACTATCTTTTCCTTTACTTTACATATATATTATATCATAAAATTTTTACAAAATCAATTAAGATACAATTAATTAGAATATAAATGTAATACGTTGTAATACAGTGTAGGACAACGTAATACAATTTTTCTTTCCTAATTTTCAATAATCATACGGAGGTGATTATATGACCGTTATTACTGTAAGACTTGATGATATTGAAAAGCAATTATTACAGCAATATGCAGAAGATGAAGATCTATCTGTGTCATAGATTATAAGACGTCTAATAAAAGAATTTTTAGACGAGAAAGTTAGAAACTAAAAAGGAGCTTGTGAAATGCCAAATTCAAAAGTAAAAATTGTATACTCTTTAAGAATCCATATTGGTTTACAACAATTAGGATTTTCTTATATAACAGAAATGAAGAATCCCAAGAATCCGCATCTGAATTGTTGGGTGTATCAAGAGACTCCCGCACTTCTGAAAGCGTTTGACTCCTTGGTAAAGGAGGGGTAATGATGAGCGCTATTGAAACATTTGTGGTTCACAAAGAATGGTTAGATAGTATTGCTGGATTACCCTGTGAGACTCAGGATAGAATCATTGCGGAGTTCGTTCGATATGGCTGTGGACTGGACCCTGCGCACCCTGAGGACGCAATCGCGCAGTCTTTTGTGAATATTTTGAAAAATAGAATTGATTATAGTAAGGATCAATATGCAAAGAAAGTTGCAATGGGAAAAACTGCTGGGGCTAAGAAGAAAATTGATGACAGACAAATTTATGAGTTGGCGCAAGAAGGAAAAACTGCAACTGAAATTGCAACAATTTTGAATATATCTAAATCTTCTGTTGACCACAGTGATGGTTGGAGAAAGAGAAGAGAAAACGAATTTGTATTTTGATTTGCAAAATTTGTTGCAAAGTTGCAAAAATTGTAACAATATATTCGTGCAAAGTTTGCATTTTGCATTGCATTGTACAAATCTAACTTATAACTTACAAATGCAACAATTTTGCAAATTGAATTGCAATTTTGCAACTTAATTTTTGCAATAAATTGCAAAAATTTTAGGGGACCCCTCCGGGGATCCCCATCATAAAGGAGATAATGGAGAATGATATATCAAAGACCGAAAGGTAATGTAAGATTTGCTTATGGTAGATTTGATGATTTACCATATGGAGCCGAAGAAGTAAAGATATTTATGGTACCTGGGGATCCAGTATTATATGTAGTACCAATTGGAGATATTCCATATGCGTATGAG